AGACTACATTCGGGCAGATACAGACTAAGGTTTCAAAGAGGCTCCTTGATCCCAACAATGTTTCCGTGTCTGCTTCGGATGTAGCTGATTCTGTTAATGACGCTATACGATATTGGAAGTACAGAAGATTTTGGTTTAATGAGGTTAACGACTCTGTTACCTTGACCGCAGAATCTTCTGTACTGCCGATAACTGGAGACTTTCTAGTTTCCACCATGAAGGATGATGGTTTTAATATTGAATATTCTGAACAAAGATACCCGCTTACCAAGCTAAGTAATCAAGAATATGACAGTATTATCATGCAAAATGGATACGGAAGACCTAGAGCATATGCCAGAACTGGTGAAATATATGAGCTTTACCCGATTCCAGACAGGGATTACACCCTGAATAGACACTACTTGAAAGAATACGCTGACCTAGTTGATGACAGCGATACAAACGATTTTACTGATAATGCTGCAAGATTAATTATGTTATGGGCTACTGCAAACCTAACCGCAGAGTTCAAGCAAGACGATAAAATGGAAGCGTATTACAGATCTGCTGCTGATAATGAAGCAGAAACACTGAAAATAATGACGACGAAATCCAACTCTACTGGACGATTAACCAACCACTGCAACTTAATATAAAGGAACTACAAAATGACAGATACACCTACCCTTGGATCACTTAGACGCTTAGTAGGCGTGATTTTAAAAACACTAACGCTTGATAGCGGTGGTACATTCACTTGTAATGGCGCAACCCCAGTTGTTGTTGCTGACACAAGCATTGCTATTACAGACACCATTGCAATTTCACTTAATACAGTTGGTGGCACAGTTGGTGCAGTACCAGCAGTAAAAACAATTACAGCAGGTACAGGCTTTACGGTAGCCGGAACAGCAAGTGACACTTCTGTTTACAACTATCAGGTTATTAAAAAAGCGTAAGGAGTAGCATATGTCTACAACTACCACTAACTATGACTTTATTAAGCCAGGAGTAAACGACCCTACAGATGAGGATCTGTGGGGTGGTATGCTCAATGATAACTTTGACAGCATAGATACAAACTTGAAAGACGTGTCTGATGTTGCAGATGATGCCTTAGCTGGTATATTGCCAATAGCTTCTGTAATTCCATACGCTGGAGCTACGGCACCATCTAACTTTGCTCTATGTTATGGTCAAGCAATAGATAGAACCACATACGCAGATTTGTTTGCACTTGTTGGTACCACTTATGGTGTTGGCGATGGCGCTACTACATTCAACTTACCAGACTTAAGAGGTCGTGCTGTAGCAGGTAAGGACGATATGGGCGGTGTTTCTGCTGATAGGCTTACCGATCAATCTGGTGGCGTTGATGGTGACGTATTGGGTGATTCTGGTGGTGATGAGACACATACTCTTGTTACTGCTGAAATACCTTCTCACACGCATGACTTCAATGTTAGAACCGCTTCATTTGGTTCTGTTGAACCATTGGGCGGTGCATCTGGAACGTCTGCAGGTGTCACTGACGCAACAGGTGGTGATGGAGCACATAATAACGTACAACCTACATTTATTCTGAACTATATTATAAAGATTGCTTAAATGGCAAAAACAGGAATATATCAACCAATAGACACAGTGCCAGGTGTGCAACCAAGCACGGATAAAACCGGCTTTAACACACCTCACTGGACATATTCCGATAAGGTACGCTTTAACAATGGCAATCCTGAAAAGATTAACGGCTGGCTTTCTTATAGTTTTAACTATGGCAAAACAGTAGATGGCACCATTAGAACTATTTACTCTGACATCATTACCGGCAAGAAAGTAATAACTTTAGGCACAAATACGGCGCTTTATTCCGTATTTGGTAATGAATTAACCAATATTACGCCTTTAAAAACAACCAGTGAGGCTGTTCCGAATAGCTTAGACACGCACTATGCCACCCTTGGTAACGATCCTTTTGCAGCAGTTTCTGGATCTGCAACCATAACCGTTACAGATTCTGAATATGATTTGTTTACTCCACCTGATTTAATTACTCTATCTGGTGCCACAGGTTTTGCAGGGATATCAGCAGGTGCTTTGAATGGAGACCATATCGTAAGAGCTGTTGGCATAGGAACATACGAGATTAACGTTGGTGAAGTAGCCACCTCAACCACTTCTGGTGGCGGTGCTTCCGTTGTTAGAACTAGTGGATTGATAACAGTGAACGCTACAGCTCACGGTATGGGTGATGACGACAGGATTAAGATAGAAGATGCGCTTGATACAGGGGGCATTCTAGCCGCAGAGATCAACTTAGAGCACAACATTAGAAACATACAAACAAACTCCTTTGACATCTTCACAGACGGCACAGCGACAAGCTCTGTTAGTTCTGGCGGTGGCGCTAACACGATTTACTATGAGCAAATTGACGATGGCAATTTAAACCAGAGTGTAAACCAAGGTTATGGTGCAGGATTATACGGTGCAGGATTATACGGCACTGCACTGACATCAACCAGTTCTATTGCTTACCCAAGAATATGGTTTATGGATAGGTACGCTAATACAATTATAACCACACCTGGTAACCAAAGTGGATTGTACCAATGGGATGGTGTCAATACGGTTGCACCAGAGTTAATTGCCAATGCGCCAACGCAAATAAACTACGCCTTTGAATCTGACAACATCATTGTTACCTTTGGCGCTAGTGATATGGGAACAGAGGTTGAGAATAGAATCTTTGCATCGGATCAGAATGATATTACTGACTGGACTTCTAGCAGTACAAACCAAGTGTTTGATGATGATATTGAAGGGGCAGGAAGGCTTATTTCTCATTCTCCTGTATCTGATGGCAATCTGATTTTCACTAACACACAGACATATACATTTAGATATATTGGCCTTCCTTTTATATGGGAGATTAACACCCTTGAGGAGAATATCGGTATTATCGCTCCATACGCTAGGGTTTCTATAAAAGGCGTTGTCTACTGGATGGGTAACGGTAATTTCTATATGTATAGAGGCGGTAACGTTGAAGTTATCCCTGCTAATACACAGGATGAATCAACGTGTCTTGAGTATGTATTTGAAGATATTAACCTAGGTCAATCGTCAAAGATCCATGGATGGTACAATAAAGACCATTCAGAGGTTTGGTTTCATTACCCATCTGCCGGTAGCAACGAATGTGACCGTGTAGTTGTGGTTAATGTACTAGATAAAACATGGGCTTTGCATATCATGGATAGAACAGCAAGCCAAGAGCAGGGCATTATCGGCAAAGACCCACTACTGGCGAATGTTGGAACGCTTTACAAGCATGAAGTGGGTGACGATGACGATGCAAGCTCTATGGCATTCACTCTGTCAACAAATAAGAAATACATGGGTAAAGACAATATTGTTTTGAATAACATCATTCCTGACAGTATTCAAACTGGTGATATCACCTTTAGATATGAGGCATTGGCATTCCCACAGTCAACAACCGCTATACAGGATGTATCTAATACCCTCACTCCAACTACAGAGTTTCTGCCCATTACTGCAGAGGCTAGGTTCTACAGATTCACTATATCTGGTGATGTTCTTGGTCAGTCTTGGAAGATGGGTACATGGTTAGAAGAGATACAGAGAGGTAGTTCTCAATGAAGAATTACCCAGTTATTGATGTTAATAATAAACAAAGCATCGATGAGCTTCTCGAATTTATTGTTAAGGAAAGAAAGAAAGACGTTGATGACTTTAACAATCTAACTAATGTCTTTATTTCTGGTCGAAAAGTTGGTAAAATACCAACAGGAGCCACAGACATAGATATTGCCGATAGAATTGGCGACTTTAATTACGATACAAGCTATATCTACATTGTTGTAGATAACGGCGGAACCGCAGAGTGGCGAAGAGCTACTTTAGCATCTTGGTGAGGTAAAATTATATGGGTTTCTTTAGCAGTTTAACGGGTAAATCAAAGCCTACTAGCTCTAGTTTTTCAGAGAGCGGGTTCAGCACTTTACCATCAGAACTTCAGGCACCATTTACAGAATTTAGCACACAGTTAACAGACGCATTTACTGGCAGACCTTTAGCGACTCCAAGCGCACCTGAGTTAGATGCTTTTGGAAGAATAGGGGCTGGAATTGCTCCAACTAGTGAGTCATTAAGCTCTGACCTAGAGATGCTTATGAATCCTTTTGATGAAAGCGTTATTGCTGGCATTAACAGAGAGGCCGCAGGAGAGAACAGTTTAGTTAACCAATTGGCTACATTAGCAGGCCAACAAGGATCAAACAGAAGTTTCTTAGGCACCAGTGATGTAGAGCAAAGACGACTCGATAGAATCGGTCAGCTGAAGCAAGACCAGTTTAACAAGTCTATATCTAATATATTGGATCCTATTGCTAAAGCCAGACAACAGGATATTACTAATCTGCTTGGTCAAGGCCAACTTGAAAGAGATATTCCATTCAGTGATTTACAGAGATTCGGTAGCTTGTTAGGGGCATTGCCTCAATCTGGGGGGGCAACATCTCAAGCTAGAGGGGGTGGCAAGGAGTCTAATATTATGGACACATTCACAAGTATCGGCACATTGTTCTCTGACCGTAGGCTGAAAGAGAATGTGGAGATGGTTGGTATTGTGAATGGATACCCAACCTACCACTTCAATTACATTGGTGACGATGTGAAATATGAAGGTGTAATGGCTCAAGATGTTGCAAAGATAAACCCTGAAGCCATTGGTGAAAAAGAAGGGTTCATGACAGTTAATTACGACATGCTAGGTATGGAAATGAGGAGAGTTTAATGGCTCTATTTGACTTAATGCAAGCGCAGAATCCACAAGAGTTTTTCGGTGGGTTAAGAAACATTGGTGAAGAGCTAAAGGCTAATCAAGATCCAGCCTTTGCGCAACAGTTACAAAACAGGCGTGCTATGCAGGCTGAGAATGAGAAAGCTGAGGCTTTAAGAAATATCATGTCTGCACCTGGCGCTACGAGAGAGGATAAGATTTCAGCTCTAGCTAACCTTGACCTTGGAGCAGCTAAGCAATTCTCTGATTTGACAGCCCCGCCAGTGGTTAAAGACACTAGAACGGCAGCAATGAAAGAAGCTGAATTCCTATCAAATCCTGACGTTCCACAAGAGCAAAAAGATGCATTGTTGCAAGCCAAGAAAGCAGGATCAACAAGTATTAACTTAGGCAGTGGCGAATTTACTGGACAACAGGCTGCAGAGAAGAAGGCAGCTATTGCAGATACACAAGAAGCAGTAGACGCTATTGACAGAATTATTAAGAGAGCAGAAGAGTCACCAAGCGATGTTGGTGCATTAGGCGCTGTAAAGGGCGCAGCTCAAACTGGACTAGAGATTTTAAGCGATGTTGGTGTGCCAGTTCCTGCCGGTTTCTCAGAAACTGTTAAGGGATTCGCTAAATCTGAAGATGGTTTAATCTCTGGCCTAGATCCAGACGTAGAGAAGCTTATTACTGGTGTTGCTAGAACTATGCAACCAGGCGGTGGAAAGCTCCTAGCAAGCTCAATACAGCGTGCTAAAGACGTTGTGGGTATTAAGGGCTTACAAGGATCCAAGCAAGTAATCGAGAAGCTTAAAAAGCAAAGAGAGCAGTTGATTAATAACTTAGAATCACAGAAGCAAATCTTCTCTGAAGCTGGGGCTAAAACTGATATTGGTAAAAAGGCTAAGGGTACAAAAAATCCAACTTATAACCCAGCGACTGGAGAGTTTGAGTAATGGTTCAAACAGTAAACGTAAAAGGACACGGATCATTCGATTTTCCTGACGGCATGAGTCAGGAACAGATCGGTGCTGTTTTGCGTGAAAAGTTTCCGCCTACTCAAGCACCACAGACACAGCAAGTAGCACCAACCGCTACACCTGCACAGCCTGCGGAGGCTCAAGATCCATTAGCTAACGTTCCTGCATTACTTAGATTGCCAATGGATTTGGCTGCAAGCGTTGCATCTGGTGGAGCAGGTGATACGCTAGAGGAATTTGGAGAGGCTGCAATGAGCAGACCAACATTCAGAGCAGCAGGAGGCACAGCAGGAGGTGCATTAGGAATCCCTGCTGGATTAGCAGGGGTGTTAGGTGGCGGAGCACTTGGATCTGCTGCAGGAGATGCGCTGTTTAATGTTGTGGAAGCTTTAAGAGGTGGCGAAGCTCCAGAGACAGTGCTAGAGGCCTTTAAATCCCCGCTAGAGGCAGCTAAAGAAGATATTATGTTTGGAGGTGCTCTTACAGCCGGTGGCCGTGCGCTTTCTGGTATTCCTAAAGTTATTGGAAAGGGATTAACTGAGATTGCAGGTGGATTCACGCCAGAGGCTAAAGAACTCACTAAGATGGCATCAGAAAAAGGTGTTGAGCTTAGTACATTAGCAGCAACACCAAGAGAAGCAACAAAGGGTGCTGCTAGAGTTATGGGCGTATTCCCATTCATTGGTACTCCAATACGTGAAGGCCAGAAGACAGCTATCAAGCAGTCTGAAAAGGCACTTGATGATACGCTCAATAAATTGGCTCCAACTGCTACAATTGCTAAAACAGGATCTGACTTATCTAAAGCTGGAACTAGCAGGTTTAAAGCATTTAGAAGACTGGCTGGTAGGTTGTATGATGGATTTGAAGAGAAGGCTAAAAACCTTTCTAAAAAAGATATTTTCCCATCTGCCCCTGTTAAAGGAACAGTACAGGATATTTTTGACGAAGCTGGAACAATCACGCTAGAATCTGGTGAGCAATTAAAGGGCTTTGGCGATGAGACTGTGGATAACTTCTTAAGACAGCTAAATGAATTGCCAGAAAACTTAACCGTGGAACAGGTTCGCTCACTACAGACAGATTTGCAAAATGTTCTTGGTAAAGCTAAAACAACTGGATTTGACACATCAAAAGCTTTAGATGTTAAGGCATCTTTAGAAACATCGCTTTCAAATCCTAATACAGCAGGTTTGGGAGATTTAGAGGCAGAAGAATTAGTTTCATCCCTTAAGGTTGCTAATCGCTTCTTCTCAGATAACATGAGTAAATTTGATACAGCAACAGCCAAGAAGTTTGGCAGAGTTGATAAGAATGTGTTTAAGCCTAAATTCTTTAAGTCAGGAAGCTTAGAAGAGGATGAAGCATTTAAGGTATTATTCAACTCTAAGAGTCCAGAAGCTATTAAAAACCTAAAGCAAGTGGTTAAAGGAAAGCCATACAACCAAGCTGTTAGAAGACACCTTGACAACCTTGTTGAAAAATCAATGGTTGGTAACGCTGAAGATCCAACTAGATTTATTAGTGGCGAAGCACTTTCTAAGAATCTTGGTTTAGGAACAAAGAGCGGTAAAGAAACATTATCAGAGATGCTGAAAGGCACAGATGTTAGTGTGAAAGATGTGGATGAAGTTGTTAAAATCCTTAAAGCTGTTGAGAGCGTAGAGATACCAGAAGTATCTAAGTTTATTCAGCGTAGAGCAATGCTAGGTGGCGCACAGTCTGTAGCTACATTGTTTGCACTTGGAGGTGCAGCTAGTGGAGTTGGTTTGCCAGCTAAAGTACTTGGCATGGCTTCTGCCAGAACAGTCTCTAAAATGCTTGGCGATCCAAAGTTCCTGAAAGATATGAAAACAATTGTTAGTAAAACAGCATCAGACTTGGCTAAAGAGCAAGCAATCTCTAGGGCTATAGTAGCAGCATCAGAAGAGGAAAACGCTAATGCCATTGAAGAAAGGTAAGTCTGGAAAGGTTATTTCTAGCAACATACGAACTGAAATTAAAGCTGGTAAGCCAAAGAAGCAAGCAGTTGCCATTGCTCTTTCTAAGGCAGGTAAAAACAAGAAGAGAGGAAACAAATAATGGCTAAATACACAACAACATTCGACGCAGATGCGGCGCTAGTACAGCTCCACATATGTCACAGACCTAGAGGAGCAGATTGGTATAATGCTTCCACACAAATTGGTGGAGACTTAGGTGGCGGAACAGTTACCATGTTTGTTTCTTTAGATAATGGAACTACTAAAAACCCACTAAAAGATTTGACAGGAACCGCATATTCAACAAACACTGTTGATACATTTAACTTTAGACTTGCGGCTACTTCTGAAAACTCAAACCAGATAATTATTTATGCAACATTGGCGGGTGCGGTAGCCCCCGACATGTCTATAGTTACTATTGATAATACGTAAAAGTTAGGAGCTTTTAAGCATGGCTGGAGATACTACATTACAGGCACTAAAAAGGCTAACTTTCTTACCAGACAGGGAAGAGAGTAAGAACGGTAATGTTATTGCCGGTCAAGAGTATTACGACGTACTTTTCACAGGTGGTGAAATCAGCAATGTAAGTTTATCAGGAATCACAATAAACAGCGTTGATAACATAACATTTGATAATGGTGGCTCTATAAGAACTGGCACCACATCTGGTGATACTCTGCTATTAAACGCTTACGATGTTGATGGAGCTACTTACACAACATTTGGCACCTTAACAGCAGGAAATACGCCAACATTTGACTTATCAGCTTCAACAACTCTTGCCGGTGGTGTTATTGCTACATCTAACAATAAGCTAGACTTCTTCTCTGCCACTACCTCTGCAGAACTTGCCAGTGTTATTTCAGACGAAACAGGAACTGGGGCATTAGTTTTTGCCAATACACCAACCTTGGTAACTCCTGATGTTGGCGTTGCTACGGCCACTAGTGTTAATAAGGTTGCTATTACAGAGCCAGCCACTTCAGCGACACTTACAATACAAGATGGGTTTACATTAACAGTTAGCGGCAATGCTAATGTTTCAGGCACAAACACTGGAGACCAGACCATTACCTTAACTGGTGATGTCACAGGAACCGGTACAGGTTCTTTTGCCACAACTATTGCGGCAGGTGCGGTTGATCCAGCTATGTTAGCTGATGATGACTTCGGTGATTTCAGTGTATCCAGTGGGGTTGCAACATTAGATGCTGGTGCTATTAGTGACAAAACTAGTGACACAATAGTTGCTACAGATAGCACTTTATTTGAAAGAGCAGGGACTCTTTACAGAGATACCATTCAAGGCATTTTAGATTTAATACCTAGCGCATCTACCACAGTTGAGGGGCTTGCTGAGATTGCAACACAAGCAGAGGTTAATACAGGAACTGACACGACTAAGTACGTTACTCCTGAAACACTAGCTAACACCACGGCTGTTGGCGGTGCATGGGATAAGATATTCGACCAGACAGCATCAAATGATGCTACCATCGACCTTACAAGTGTTATGGACAGTGCAACTTATACTGCTTACATCCTTGAAGTAGACAAGCTAAACCCAGCAACTGACGAAGCGGATTTGCAAGTCAGGATATCAGATGACAATGGTTCCACTTGGTTCACATCGAAATGTGATAGTAGCACAGGCACCTTTTCGCCAGGGAGTGGCACATCTTTCACTTATACTGGAGCATCTAATCAGAATGAATTTCAGATTACAGATGATGGAGTAGATAATAGTGACGCAAACTCTGGAGTTAGCGGACTGATATGGATTACAGGTGTTAGGGATGCATCAACTATTAATATCTAACGTTTCACACAGTGATGGCGGGGTTTCAACGTTCTTCGAGCAAGCATACCACAATGTTGGTGCTGGCGGTGCAGATGACGAGGTTGACGCTCTGAGGGTTCAATTCGATACTGGAAACATAACATCTGGTGTTGTAAGACTTTATGGATTGAAGGGATAGGATAATGAAAAAACTATATGACGGAACAGAGGTATCATTAGACACACCCACAAAAATAACAAGCCTTGGCAGAGTGTTAATGACAGAAACGGACACAGCAGATGCCTTAGCCAAAGAGGCTAAATTTATTACTTTAAAAGACGATAAGCAGAAGAATAAATTAAGACAAATTAGAGAGCCACTACTGATGGAAGCAACTTTCGCTATCTTTACATTAGAGGACGCTGGTTCTGATACTTCTGCATGGAGAACATACCGACAGGCACTTAGAGATATTACAGACGCACCAGATATTTATAATGTAACTTGGCCAACTAAGCCAGTATAAGGGGAATGTAAAAATGATAGAAAGAATATCACTTGATAAAGAAGTGACAGAAATTGAAGATGGAGACTATACTATTACCCCCAACGACAGTGTAATCATATGCAAAAGTGGAACGTTCACCGTAACACTACCCACTGCGACTGGAATTAAGGGCAGAGTTTACGACATTAAGAATGCTGGTGCTGGTGTAATCACTGTTGATGCAGATTT